GCCTTAATTCTGCCCCAGTTACGACAAATTCTTGATAATATAGGTCAGGCGTGCATACCATGATAATTCCTTGCTCGATGTTTGATTGGTGAACATGGTCATGGGCCATGGCGTATGCTGCGATTTGCAGATAATAATCTTCGATCCATTCTTTCTTCTTCGGACGATTAGCTTGTTTGAAGTCAACAACAGTTTCACGATTGTTATGTAGACAGACAAGGTCTGTCGAGCCTGCGTATAGACCCGGATAGTATAACGTAACCTCCGACCCAAAGTATTCTTCAACAGGTGCAAGACCGATTTCAATAACTTTTTCGGCCATGGCTTTCGCCTCTTGTCCGAGTGCTGTAAGATCATCGTAGCCAGTTCCGAGGATATAGTGCTCCAGGAATTTGTGCATAGCTGTCCCCCGATTACTAGATAAGTTTTTGATTCGCTCTGCCTCTGCTTCACCGACTTTTTCCTTCCAATCTTTTATGAATTGTTGATTTTTGGTTTTGCCTAATATCGTAGTCACACTAGGAAGTCTAGCACCATTTACATCATAGAGCCGTGTTCCGTGGTCCTCGATCCGTGATGCATCGCTATAGGTGTATTTAGCGTTGTATTTGATAGCCTTACCTATGTTGTGGTATTCCTCTATATCTTTATCACTCATCATTTTATCTTATTTATTACGTAGTATATTATAATCAAACCTATCAACAGACAGACCATATTATAACCAAACATACCAAATCCATACGCAGCCGTCATTTTTTATCCTTTAAATATTGCGGAGCAAAGTTAGTAATATTATTCAAGGGTGCAGAATCGTGCACGTTACCGCTAACGGATATACGAACACAATCAGATTTAAATGGTGCTACCCAGTGTTTTAACCATGCAGGAAATATAAATATATCTCCCTCTTCAGGAAAAAAAGATTGATAAGTTACACAATCTCTAGGTCCATCACCATAGACAAACTGTATGCCACCAGGTCCACAGCTCTTGCCTTTGTAGTCTGTTTGTTCTTTTTTTAATTCTTCCGGTATTTGTAGATATATTACAAAAGATAATTTACCATCGTGATCGTGTGGTGGATTAAACTCACCGGCTTTTTGATAATTTATCCAGAGTGCTGACATCACGTAGTGTGGTCTTTTCTCGTATTTTTTATTTATAAATTTTTCATACATCTGATCGTAGACACCCAGGTAATTAGATAGATAAGGGACAACTTTTGCTTTTGCCTCCTCATCGTATCCTGTTTCTTTTTCAATGATACCTGCAAGTCTCGTTGTAAAATCTTTGGTGTTCTTCTCTCCTTCTGTTAGTAGTAATTTTTTTAAGTCGTCCACAATTTTCATTCTTAAAACACAAGGACCCCAGTTAAAAATACTAACGTCTATTTTTTGTTCTTCTTTTTTCATAATTTTTTCTTTAACTCCTTTAAATAATCTTCTTCTTCTTTTTGTTGTTTATCTTTGATTATGCCAGCTTGTTTACGCCATGCCCATGCATGTAACTTACCAGACCAACCCATCAACCACACATAAAATTTTAGTTTCATTCTAATGCCATTGCCTCCTTGTATTGCTTTAGATCTACTATCTTACCATTCATAATTTTTTTATCAGCATAATAATCTATTATTTGTTGTATCTTTGGCATCTTGGTATGCGCCCAGGGCCAGATTAATGCACACACGTAGTATGCATCTCTGAATGTGCATCGCCATTTGTATTGCATCAAATACTTGGTGCCGTCTTTTCTTTTACCTTTTCTAGGTTTTTCAACAACCGTTCCAACTTTTAATATTTCATGCACCCATCGGACAACAGACTCATCGGTCATGGTTATTTCCATGCTTATTCTTTGTGACATAGAATATCTATAACCTTCACCGCTGTGTTTCTTTTTCTTTTCTTTTCGTCTTGCAAAGTAGATACTACCTTCGCCGTCAAAAAGTCCTGCGATGTATGCTCTATCAGTTTCTGGAATCATTTGTAAAAACCCATCTTACTAGCGCTGTTGATGGATCGTATCCATCAAACTTTATTTTACTAGTGCAGTTTGTGAGAAACACCGTCATCGATAAGATTATCAGTAATTGTTTCATAAAACTCCCCTTCTGAATCACAGTCCCAACATTGGTGAACTTCGCTTTTGTCTCTAAAATCAAGTGCAGGATCACCATCAATTTTTGCAACCCTGACATACCCATTACCGTGGCATGTCTTACAAATGTGTATTTTAATTCTACCCTTTTTTAGTTTTGCCATTTAGTTTTCTCGCTTTCTCATTTGCTAATGATTCTATTGTCTTTGCTACGGACAACTTTGCATCGGGCAATAATATCTTTGATAACTTATCTAAAATAGCATATGTTTCTTTTGTTAGTGAAACATTTTTGTATTTACTCATATCTGTCATGTGTTTCCTTTCATAATTAACAACCAATATATAGGTGATTTTATAGGATTGTCAATGAAAATTTTATTAAGTTTAATAATTTGTTCTAGTGTTGCAGGAGAATGCATGCCTCCTTTTCAATGGCAAGATGCATTTAATACTAAATATGATTGTTTAAATTTTGGTTATGAAGAGGCACGTAAAAAATTACAAGAGATAGGTAGAGAGGACGTTAATAAACACGGCATGTACATTAAGTTTACTTGCACACCCGTTAACACGATTTGACAATGTGTCTAAATTATGGTAATGGCAAGAATCTTCTCACCATTACCTACCCTTACTTTTATCCCTCTTTAGGGTAGGTGTTTCTTTACTCCACACCCACAATAATACAACCGCAGGTAGTAATAAGATACTACTTACAAACACAGCCAAAAAAAATTCCACTGTCATCTTTCATTACGTGTACGTTCCATGGTTCGTGATACGTGGTCAGATGTACTCGTAGTATGTCACAGAGATCGAAACAGTTGGTGTCGGAAAGTATCTCGACACCTTCTATCATCTCTTTTGTGACGGATACCAGACTATACAATCCGTCGTTTAATAGTATCAGATCCATTATTCGTACCCAAAGTTATTATTTTTTTAAAACTAGGAGCCGATATATTTAATTGTACACCGTACGATCTCCATTGTCTTTTCATAATATTTAACTCTAACAGTAAAGTCGAGTATTGTTTTTGAGATATGCTATCTGTTTTTATAGTTATAGTTTTTTCTTTCATACCTAGAAACTAGGATATTTTGGGATGTTTGTCAACGCCCTTGTCCACGATATTTTTTAAACATACGTCGTTTTGATTTGTTCATTTTTGCAAGACTAGGATTTCTACCTATGCTTGTTTTATGAAATATGGGCTCATGTGCTACTTTTGTGTATAAACTTTTAGCTTTTTTAGCCATTAAAATATTCTTCTACTTTCGATTGTAGTGTGTTTTTATGTAAGTGAGGTATATATCTAATGCAACCATTTATATGTTGTTCTAAATCTGATCCACACGTAATGCATCTGTAAAAAGATCTGGTTATACCTACTAACATTGTATACTCATCACACGTTGGACAAATACCATTAACTATCTCTGTATGAATTTTAAAATTTTTTACTGTCATTAGTCTATTATCAACTTCTTAATACTTTTACTACCGTCAATATTATCTTCTAATTCCGCCTTACCTTTCCAACATTTGTAAGTCACAGATTCAGAAAAAGTTCTTTCCGCTTCACGCTTGCCGCGTAAACATAAAGCCATTGAAGGTTGCAAACGTGCCTCCTTAATCTCTCCATTAATAAACATTAATAATCCTACAACAGCTTCTATCATTGTGGGCTCCCGTTTGTATATTTCATTTCTCTATTTGCATCTTTTAAAGATTCAATATCAATCAATACTTTGTCCATTTGTTTTCTTAAAAATTCTATATTTACTTTGTTTAATGCCATAGATTCTATATGTTTGTTTAACTTATCAGTAGTCTTATAAAGATCTTCAATCATCATAAATTGCTCGCTATCTGCGGGCAACGCTCCAAGTTGACCCCGTGGCCACTTGATTCTAAACTCTGTATTTTCTTGTAAATCTTTTTCCATTATCTGTATACGAGTGTCAGCAATGTTTAGCCTTTCAACCATCTGGAAATAGCCCATGGTGCCGAGGGCGACGATTATTATCAAACTGGCAACCGTCTTCATAGGCATCTGCACGGCGGCAGATTCAGATATTGTTAAAGGTTTCTTACTCATGTTTTGGTTTTGGTGGAGGGAGTATATAATTTTTTGGGTCAACTTTCAACGTTTGCGGTGGCCGCACAAAAAACGCCAGTAAACATAACAGAATTATAAGTATTGCCGTGAACCTGTAGTTCATAACAACCCCCAATCATTATTGCTTCTTTGGTATAAAAAGAGATTTGATTTTACTCCAAATCTTGCCAAAAGCTTTTTTAATTTTATCAATCATTTTTCTTTTCCTCTATTT